GTAGATGTTCTTACTCCAAGTCAACAAGCTGCTCAATCTAATGGTGGAGGAAATCAAATGTCTCCAACTATCATCCAGGCTCCTGCTCCTAATGTTATCGTGCAAATAACTCCTGATGATATTGCAAACGCTCTTAGTGGAGAAGCTGGTGACAGACTTATCGTAAGAGGTCTTGAAAGAAATTCAACTGCTGCGAGAGCAACCCTGTCTGGATAATGAATGACGGTATTTAACTTACTCCCTAACTCTGAAATTGAAGAAGTATGGGAATGGAAAACAGATGTCCTGACAACAATCAAAGGCGACGAGAGTCGCCTTTCTATTCGTGATATCCCTCGCATCAGTATGCGAACTTCCTTTGGGCCATTGACCGATGCCGAGAAAAGGAATCTCAATCTACTTATTGTTCAAAATATAAAAATCGTTACAGACACACCTGTCTGGCCGTATGTTTCTCCGATAAATCAAACGACTTCTTCTGGTGCTGCTCGAGTCTACTTTGATAATGATCGAGTACCAGTTGCTGATGATGGATATGTTATTCTGTATAATCCCAATACAGGAGCAATCTATGGTCATGTGGTTGATACGACTGAAACTGATGGTGCTACACTCTCGACCAATGTTGCTGTGGACATCACGACACAATGGCTTGCTATCCTGGGCTTTCAAGCAAAAATAAAGAATGATGCACAATTCAGACTAGGGCAGAACGCTAGTGTTCTAGAAATGGAATTTGAAGCTGATACCGATATTGCTGTTCAGCGTCCTGGTAGCTCTGCATCATTAACAACTCTCGATAGCTTGAATGTTCTAGAGAGGAAATTCTTCGAAGGAGCGAGTGAGAATTATGAGTATCCTCGAGAAACTCTGGATTGGGAAACTGGTACTCGTGCTGATTATTCTCAGTGGCTTCATGCAAGGATTTCTGGTTCTCGTTCTTTCATAACCAACCGACTACTATCTCCTACAGACTTTGATTACTGGCGTCTTTTCTTTGATACTGTTAAGGGTTCGTGGAAACCTTTTCTTCTCAGTACCCAACAGAAGGACATGACTCTCAATACGACCTTATCTGCTGCCGGAACAAGTATGAGCATCGTAGAAGATATTGATGCCGACATGCTGGCTTTTGGAACTTGGAAACATTTCGAGATAGTCTACTCTGACAAAACATATAGCTATCACACAATCACAAGTGCGACAGGAACAGGACCAGTCACTGTTAATTTCACACCGGCTCTTCCAAATGATGCCAAGGTTACAAGTGTCTCTCGGATTTCACACTTGCTCAAATGCCGCATGGCTGATAGGGTAACTTTAACTCATGGAACAACTGCCACTCAGATTTCATTTGACATAACAACCACGGATGATTGATAATGACTTTCGACTCTACTGAAAAGTCAGTAGCTCTTGCAGCTCCAGTAGAATTGTATAAATTCATTGGAACCTACGACACATATAGGTATACATCCAATGCGACAAGTATCACGAATTCCGATGGAACTTATGCTGCTGAGACAATCAAAAGAAATAAACTAAAGAACGCGAACCAGGAAGAAACTAATCTTGCAATTGAGATAGAGCTTCCTGCGAATAATCAGGTAGTAATAGACCACGTTTTCTCTACGAGTCCACCTTCACTTCAATTAGAATTCTACCGTTGCCATCTCAATGATGTAAACGATACGCTTCTTATGTGGAAAGGTGAAGTCCTAGCATGGTCTATCGATGGACGTGTCGGTAAGCTGAAAGTACCGAACTTCTTCTCTTATACTCTTGGGCAACCATGTCCCCCTGTGAAATATCAAGCGCCTTGTAATCATATTCTTTATGGAACAAGGTGTGCTGTTGATCCTACAAGTTTCACTCACACTACAACTGTTTCCTCTTTTAGTGGAAATACAGTGGTTATTGCAACGAATCCGTTTGCTGATGATCTTTGTAATGCTGGAGAGATGATAGTAAATAGTGAAAGAAGGATGATCATAGATAACACTGGTACATCTTTCACACTTGCTTCTGAGTTCTCTAATATCTCTAATAGTGATGCAGTTACAATTCGCCAAGGTTGTGATCATTCGTTCACGACCTGTAAAGATAAATTCAGCAATGGAGCGAACTTTGGAGGGTTTCCGCTAGTCCCGGACAACAATCCATTCGCAAGTCGCATATGATATGGTTCACACTCGCTCTATTCGCAGTATCTTTCATTCTGACAGCACTTCTGGCTCCGAAACCAGATATTGAGAATGCTCGTCAGGAAGATCTTGATCCTGACAATTTTCCGAAAGCTACAGAGGATGCCCCAATTCCTCTCCTCTTGGGCTGTGCGACAATCGCTGGTCCAAACACAATCTGGTATGGAAATTACTCAGCTAATCCTATAAAGGAAAAAGTACAGAGTGGTCTTTTCAGCACAACGAAAGTAATCGTAGGTTACGAATACTATCTTTCTATTGATCTTGCTTTGTGTCTTGGCCCAAACGTAGGATTGAAATCTATCACGATCGATGATGTAGTCGTAAATGAAGGGACACAGTATTATCCTACGATTCTTCTCGATATTCTCTATACTGATGTCAATCTTCAATATAGTACATCTTCATACAATTATGAGACTTATGATCTTGCTACACTTCTATCAATTAGTTCTGCTCAACTGATTACAGAACTCGCAGCTGGAAATCTGAAAGTTCGTTATGAGTGGGACTTTGAAGCAGAGAAAACTCCTGTCGCAGGTGGTGGTGCGTCTCCAGGAGCTTACATCTTTGATGTTGGTTTTGGAGCTACGGCTGCTCATTCAACTGATCTAACTCCACCTGAGGGTCTTAATTCTGAAGACAGTGTTCTGTCTGGTGCAACTATCGCCATGAAGCATCTTGTTGAAGAAGTCACTATTCCAGTTGGGACGACTTCACTTAGATATGGTGCCCAATGGTCTCCATCATTGTTACTTTTCACAAGCATAGATCCAGCTCCTGCTGGTGGAGAACAATATCTGCAAATTTATCAAGAAGGTGTAACCCTAGAAGCGATAAGTTCTGATATTGATGAACCAGAATTGTATGGTGGTGAAAAATCAGGTGGTGGTCATGTTGGAGATTTCAATTTCTATCCAGGTAATTTTGATCAAATTGTAGACAGTCATGTTGAAAGCATTGTTGGGTCTGGAGATGTTCCAGCCTATAGGGGTGTCTGTCATATTGTGCTGATCAATAACTACATTGGTGAAAGTCCACAACTTAGAAAGATGGAGTTTGAACTTTTCCGATATACAAATAATCTTGAAAATGGTCTTGGAGGAAGAATTGTATCTGGTGGTACTGACATTGAGCCAGCAGAAGCCCTTTACGAAATTCTTACAAATGATTGGTCTGCTCTAAGTATCTCAGCTGATGATATTGACATAGATTCATTCAAAGCTGCTTCTGCAACTCTAATCTCAGAAGGTAATGGAGTTAGCGTCGTTGTAAGCTCTCCTTCCGATGGACGAAGAGTAATCACTGAGATCTTGAGACAGATAGATGGTATCATGTATCAAGATGGACCGAGTGGTAAAATCGTTCTCAAATTGATTCGGAATGATTATGTTGTTGGTGATCTTCCAATTTATGACGAAGATGATATCATTGGGATTCGCTCATTCAATAAGACTGCTTGGGGTGATGTTAAATCTCAAGTTAGAGTTAGTTTTGCTTCGAGAACAAAAGACTCCAACATTATCGCACTTGCTCAGAATATGGCAACTGCGAATATGATCGGAACAATGAATTCCGTAGATATCAGCTTTCCATTCTGCTATGATGAGGATACTGCGAATAAACTGGCTTCAAGAGAACTTGCTGTTCTTTCAACACCATTGTTCAGGGCAACTGTTGAAATGAATAGGAATGGGTATGCTCTTGTTCCTGGAGATGTTATCAAGATCTCTTGGTCTGAGTATGGTCTCAGTGAAGTTGTCATGCGAGTCCAGAAGATAGATGTTGGAGAACTTCTTGATAATAAAGTCGTTGTTGATCTGATACAGGATATATTCTCAGTCAGCACTACTGTAATGGCTGCTCCTGAAGATTCTCTTTGGGTAACTCCAAGAGTAAGTCCAGAAACAATCGCAACAAATCAAGTTGTTGACATGCCATACTTCTATGGAAGTCGACTTCAGTTTCCAACACCGATTGGTAATGATGATGTTATTTTCTTTCCTGTTGAGCCCAAGGCGGCAAGCACATCATTCTCTGTTGTGAGCGGAACCACTACTGGAACTCTTGATATAGACGAACCAAATCAAGTAAGCTATCCGATAAGTGGAGTACTTTCTGCCGATTATCTGAGGACCGCTGGCTTTGCCACTGGAGCCCACAGTGCTGGCTTTACACTAACGGGCGTGGGTGGTGGGGATGGCGCTCCAGGGGCGGCTACAACGGCTCTGATACGCTCGGGAGAGGGTGGCGTGGTATACGCCAACGGGGAATGGTTCGCATATGAAGGTGTCACTGATAATG